TGAAGCTGGAAGCGCAAATGGCGTGGTTGCAGGGCATGACGCGCGTCACGCACCAGCGCATCAGCAACATCCAGCAATTCATGTCCGAGGACCGGTGGATTCAAGTGCTGGGCACGTACCCGCGCGCGCTGGGCCTGATGGCTGACACGCGGTTCCTTCGCGTGGGACCGGACGAGGTACAGGGCCAGTTCACCTACAGCCAACCGGACATGGTGGTGCGCCAGGACGAGAAGATGCTGATGGCGCTGCGCGAGATCTTCATGGCCGTCGCGAAGGAACCGGAACTGCGGCAACGCTTCGATCTGGTGAAATTGTTCGAACCGGTCGCGCGCCTGGCCGGCATCACCAACATCGACGACTACGTGCGTGAGATGCCGATGGCCGAGGGCACGGTGCCGATGCCGGGCGCGCCATCGGTGGGGATGCCGGGCGCGGGGGGTGGGACGCCGCCGGGGATGCCCCCGCAGCAGGGGCCGATGCGTCCGCGCGTGATGCCCGACAACGACGTGATGCAGCAGGTTCAGAACGGGAATCTGGTGCCGGCGTGAACCCCACGCGCGAGTTCGACGTGGACCCGGCTGTCGCGGCCGAGATCGCGCGGCGCCGGGCCGAGGACGACGAGCGCGCGCGCGCCGAGCAGTTGCTGAGTGATGCGAGCGCGCTGGAACGGCTGTCGCAGTACCCGGAGTGGGCCGTGCTGGATCGCGTGCTGAAAACGCACGCGAAGCACGTCGCACAGGCCCTGCGGCAACGCGGGCTCGGCGCGCTGGAGACCGAAGCCCTGCGGGCTGAACTGGACGCGATCGAGTGGCTGCGGTATCGTCCGACCGCGTTGAAGAAGGCCCTGGAAGACCGTGAGGCGATGGTGAAGTCGCAGCAGGAGACCGAGCATGGCCGACGACACAGTTTCTTCCCCGACGCCTGAGTCCGCGCCCGCGGTCGCGCCCGAGGCGCCGCCCCCGGTCGCCCCGGAGACGCCCCCGTCGCCGGCCCCGGAGGCCACCCTCGACGAACGGTCGGTGCCCGAGGAGTCGATGTGGACGCGGATGCGCGACCAGGTCGGCACCGCGCCCGAACCGGACGAGCCCGCGAAACCCGAGACGCCGCGCGCGCCGCGCCGCGAGCCCCGCGCCCCGGCACCGGCCGCGCCCGAGGCGCCCGGCCCGAAGAAGTGGGCCGGTCGCTTTGAGTCGCCCGAGGCCCTGGAGACCGCGTACGGCGAAGCCGAAACCGCGCGCACGCGGGCCGAGACCGAGCGCCAGCGCGCGGCCGATGCCGCCGACCGGCTGGAGCGTCTGCTCCAGGCCGCGTGGCGGGAGCGCGAAGCCACGCCGAGCCCGGCCGCGACCGGCGCCGCGCCGCGCCCCACCGAACTGTCGGAAGCCCTCGCCGCGGTGAACAACGAACTGCAACTGCTCGCGGTGGGCGATCCGCAGGGCGACACGCTGCGCCTGGTGCGCGCGGTCGCGTGGGCCAGCCAGCAGGACGCGGCCTCCCGGCGCGCGTACGCGGACGTGGCTCTCTCGGAATACGATGCGCGCGCCTCGCAAGCCGCGGAACTGGAGACGCTGCGCCAAGCCTTCTACACGCAGTACCCCGACGTGAAGTCCGCACCGGAGTCCCTCCTGCGCCAAGTGGCGCTGGACGCGGAACGCGCGATGCGAGCGACGCGGTCGGATTACGGAACCCCGCAGTTCATGCGCGACTGGTTCGCGGAAACGGCCCGGGTGGCCCGCACGCAACTTCGTCTGAGTGACGGAGTGCCTGCCGCGCCCGCGCTGCCCGCGAACCCTGCTCGCCCGCCCGCCCCGACGTCGGCCCCGAGATCCGCCAAAGTGGCGGCACCCTTCTCGGAAGCCCCGTCCTCGCGTACGGACGAGCCGGTGCTCACCGGCCAGGACAAGTACCTGGCCCGGGTGTTCGGGCCGCGATGAGGTAAACGCGCCCGCTCGCCCGCGCTGTCGTTGTCGGAACCACGCTCCATGAGGAGGAGACAGGGTGCCGCCATTTCAAGGTCTACGCGGAACGAATAGTTTCATCGCTGACGCCCGCCCGAAGAACTGGCGGGAGGGCGTGTTGCGCTTGTACCCGAACGGGGGCGCGGTGCTCACCGCACTCTCGGCCCTGCTGGAAGCCGAGCAGACCTCCGACCCCGAGTTCAACTGGTGGGAGAAGAATCTCGGCACGCGTGAGGTGTACACCGCGGGCGGGAACGCGACGGATACCACCTCCAACCTCACGGTCTCGGCCGGCCCGGCCGGGGCCGGGTCTCCCGGCCCGCTGCTGCGGAAGAACTACATCCTGATGTCGACCGGCACCGGGGGCACGGGCGAGAAGATGCTGGTCCTCGCGGACCAGACCGGATCGGGCCTCGTCGTCAACGTGCAGCGCGGATTCGGGGAGACCGCGAAGGCGATCATCCCGGCTGACAGCACGCTCCGCGTCATCGGCAACGCGAACGAGGAAGGCGCGCCACTCGGCACGCCGGTCGCGACCGATCCGATCAAGCAGTTTAACTATACGCAAATTTTCCGGACGCCGCTGGCGATCACGCGCACGGCGAAGAAGACGCGACTCCGCACCGAGGACGCGATCGTCTCGGCGCAGATCGAGGCCCTGGAAAACCAGGCGATCGACATGGAGTTCTCGTTCCTCTTTGGCGAGCGTCTGGAGACCACGGGCTCGCTCGGCCAGCCCCTCCGCACCACGCGGGGGCTGGTGAAGTGGATCGAACTGCTCGCGCCGGGCAACGCGATCACGGTCGCCGGGGCGGGCAGTGTCACCGAGGCCGAGTTCCTCACGGCGATCGAGCCGATGTACCGGTACGGCAGCAGTGAGAAACTCTGGCTGTGCGGCTCGACGGCCCTGATGGCGCTCAACGCCATCGCGCGGCAGGGCTCGGTGCTGAACATCGAGGCCGGCGACGACGTGTACGGGATGCGCCTCCGACACTTCGTCACCACGTTGGGCGATGGCTATTTGAGAATGCACCCGCTCTTCAACATGTACCCGGACTGGCGGAAGATGATGCTCATCATCGACCTCCCGTTCATCAAGTACCGGTACATCGACGACTTGATGTACTTGGAGCACAGGCAGAACCCGGGCGAGGACGCGCAGAAAAATGAGTTCCTCGCCGAGTGCGGGTTCGAATTGCACTTTCCGCTGGCGCACGGCATGATCCGCAACCTCGCGGCCGCGACGCCGACGGTCGCGCGCACGGCGACGGTCGATGCCCCGGAGCCAGCGAAGTTCCAGTACGGCGTGGTGGGACCGGAGACGCCCGAACTGCCGGCCGGGCAGCCTCCGCAATTCGGCCAACTCATTCCGGGGCGCACGTCGCAGCCGTACACGGCCCCGGGTCGCTGAGAATGACGCCATCGGGCGGGGCGTGGATCACGGCCCCCAGTGGCACCACGTGGCTGCTCGCGGGCCAACTGCGCCCCGCCTCATGGCGTTGGTACGAAACCAATCCCGATGTGATCGCGGCAGCCCGGCAAGAGCCGGGCTTCTGCGTCGACGAGGAGGAATCCAATGGCCGAGTACGGCAAGCCCCTGAAGAAGAACCCGGACGAGGCGGCGCGGAACATGCGCGCGCAGCACTACACCAAGGCCCTGGAGGGAGGCCCGCCGTCGACGGAGTACTCCAGCAAGAAGGGGAAGACCGAGGGACCGCACGACCCGCTCGCGACGAAGGCCCCGCGGAACAAGAACTAGGCGCGCAGTCCCCTCCGCGCGCCGAGACGCCCCGTCGGGCTGACGTGCCTGCGGCCCGGCGGGGGCCGTCTCGCACCAAGAAACGGAAGCGCCGATGACACTCGGAGATCTGCGGACGAAGGTCAAGGCGTACACCAATCGCGACGACCCGGATTTTCTCGACAACCTCGATCACTTCATCCACGCGGGCCATCGCTGGCTGGAGCGCAAGTTCCACGGGAAGGAAGCCCTGTACGGCTACTGGGCGACAACTGATCCGATCGCGGTCGGGGTGGGCGCGGTGCCGTTGCCCGCGTGCTATCGCGCGTCCGCGGAACTGCGCGTGTACGCGTTGCCCGAACGCGCGCCGTTGACGCGGATCATCCCGCGCGCGCTGCGCGAACCCTTCGCGGACGCGAACGGGATCGAGATCGATCTTCGCAACACGGGCACGCTCGGCACACCGACCTACTTCGCGGTGCTCGGCCGGTCCCTCCAGATCCGCCCGCTGCCGAACGCGATCATGGACCTGGAGATCGTGGGCACCGGGTGGGCTGATCCGATGCGCGAGCCGAGCGACGAGACCGTGCTCACGCAGGAAGCGCCGGATGCCGTGATCTATGCGGCCTGCCGCGAGACGTGGCTGTTCTTTGGCGACGAGGCCCAGGTCACGTACTGGGAGGCGCAGGCCGGCAAAGCGGTCGACGAGTGGATCAGTGACCGCGTGCATGAAGAATCGCCTCCGGTGATGGTGATGGAGGTGCCGGGCTGATGGGGACGAGTCCGATCCCGGTCGCGCATACGCCGCCGCTGGCGGGCGCCGCGTGTCCCGATCCGCGCTGGGTCGCGAATCGCGCGTGCTGGATTCAAGGCGTCGAGAACATGGTGGGGCCGCGCTGGGTGATCATGCTCGGCCCGGGTGGCTATGGGCCGGGACCGGCCCCGCCGATTCCGCCGACGCCGCCGACCGTGCTGCCGGCCGGGCCGGAAGGCAGCATCCCGTATCTCGATGATCTGACCACGCCATGAGTGGCCCGCCCGATCGGATGCGCGTGGCGTGGCTCGGGCCGACGGTGCCCGGCGCGTTGCTCATGCTCGGCGCGCCGGCCATCCGGCCGACGTGGCTCGCACCCGGCGCGCCGGGCACCGTACTGCGCACCGAACCCGGGGGCTCGCTCGGCTGGGTGGTGCCGTCCGCGGCCGCGCTGCCGATCACGACGCCCGGGGATCTCATCGTCGGCGACGCGAGCGGGTCCGCAGCGCGGCTCGCGCGGGGTGAGACGGGGCAGTCCTTGCGCGTCGAGCCCACGGGCCTGCTCGACTGGTACACGCCCCCGTCGAACCCGATGATCGGCGCGGGGGATCTTATCGTGGGATTGGCCGGGGGCGTGCCCGACCGGCTCGCGCCTGGAGCATCGAGCCAGGTGCTCACCGTGGTGGGCACGGCGCCCACGTGGGTCACGCCCCCCGCGCCCGGCATGCCGAATCCCATGTCGCAGGCCGGGGATCTCATCCTGGGCGGCGGCGGGGGTACACCCACGCGACTCGGCATCGGCCCCGACGGGTACGTCCTGACGCTACTCGGCGGGATGCCGGCGTGGCGCGCGCCATCCGGGGGCACCGGTGGTGGCGGCACCATGGACAACCCGATGACGGCCGTCGGGGATCTCATCGTGGGCAGTACGGCCGGTGACCCCGTGCGGCTCCCCATCGGCACGGCCGATCAGATCCTGAGTGTCAACGCGACCGGCCAACCGATCTGGCGCACGCTCACGGCCAGCGAGGTGCTCTCGGGCGAGTGGACGTGGCTCGCGACGCCGACAGCCGGCCCGCCAATCGCCGAGGGGCAGATCGCGTTCGACAACATCGCGACCCCGACGACGGTGGTCGCGGCCGTGATCAACGGGACCGGCGTCGACACGTCGCAAGTGTTCCTCGCGTTGCAGGATGGCGACAGCATCTACATTCAAGACCAGAGCAACTCGACGCGCTGGCGCCGGCTGCGCGTGACGGGCATCGCGACCGTGGGGAGCGGCGCGGCCGTCATCCCCGTCGTCGAGTACGGCGCGACGCAGGGCGCCGATTTCACCGACGCCGAGACCGTCCAGGTCGCCATCGGGCTGACGACGTCAGCCGGCAGCGCGCTGTCGAATCCGATGACGACGCTGGGGGATCTCATCGTCGGGGCAGCGTCGGGCGTACCGGGCCGGCTCGGCGTGGGGACCAACGGGCAGGTGCTCACGCTCGCGAGCGGGGTGCCCGGGTGGCAGGCGCCGATCGGGTTCGCGAATCCCATGGTCGCGGCCGGGGATCTGATTGTCGGGGCCAGTGGGGGGCTCGCCGGCCGGCTCGCGATCGGCGCCGACGGCGCGGTGCTCACGCTCGTCAGTGGCGTTCCCACGTGGGCCACGGGCGCGGCCGGTCTCACGTGGCCGCTGCTCGCTCCCGATGGGCTCTCGACCGCGCCGAGTTATAGCTTCGCGTCCGCGCCCGCCGTCGGGCTGTTTCTCAGCGGGACGGATCTCGTCCTCACGGCCGATGCGGGGCGCGCGCTGCGCTTCACCAGTGGTGGGGCCGCGCGCTGGGTGATGGACGTGGCCGGGATGCTCACGCCGGCTGTCGATGGCGCGAGCGACGTGGGCAGCGCCGCGCTACGCGTGCGTGATCTCCATCTCTCGCGGCAGACGGTGTACGCCGCGCTCGGCGGCGCCCCCGTCACGCCGGCTGCCGGAAAG